ATGGCTGAGATGATGTGGTTCTTCGCTAGTGGGGAAAATAACGAAAGCAGGAGTTATGATAGAAGAATTGTTGAAGGAAAGGCGGTCACAGATTTCGACCCTGCCGAAGAGTCTACAGGAGATTCTGGTAAAGGGGAGGACGGACCCAGTAATCTTCATAACGCAATTACTTGGGATGCCCTTGCACCAGGGCCAGATAAAGTATCTACAGGAAACAACAGCCCGAAAAAGTAAAGTAAACATCCTCGTCCCCTCTAACCGTTGGGGAAAGAGCACCTTAACTGCGTGCTTACAGATATGGTATCTCTTTTATAAGTTCGGTATACCTCCAGGCAATAGAGAAACTTGGTTCAAAGCCGAGTATCGTACAGCTAACGTAGCCCCCCAAGCCACTTTAGTAGAGCCCGTATTCAAGTATATAGACCAAATAATGACTAGTAGATTCTCCATCTACACCCAGGACGGCAGAATAGTGAACAACAAATGCCAACTAGAGTGGTTCTACTTAAAAGATAGAACTCTAAACAGCTCCCCTTTTAAGCAGTTCTTCGCCAACAATAGCTACATAGAACACCGAACTATCGGTGGTAGCGCCGCTGACTCTTTAGAAGGTAAACCCTACGGCCTTATCACTTATGACGAAGGTGGGAGAAGCCAGCATTTACGAGAAGAGGTGGACGGTACTTTTCTAGCCCGTCTGTTTGACTGGAGGGGACCACTACACATACCAAGCACCCCCGACCAGACCAGCCCCTCCATACTTTTCCATTACGAGATGTACCAAAAAGGACTACTAGGGATAGACGGCTACTACACTATGGAAGGCCAGCTAAAGGACAACGACTTCTTCCCCCCAGAACAAATCCAAGAGCAATACGAGCTATTCAAAGACAACCCACTACTGGACCAAGTTATCTACGGTAAGTTCGTTTTCGGTGGAGACTCATTGTACGACACGCAATCTATATTAGATGCCCAGGATAAGACTCTAAATGACGGTATTAGAAGACAAGACAACCACAATTATGTTATCGGCGTAGATACAGCTATGGGTAGTGATGAAATGGTATACACGGTATTAGATGTAACAGAAAAACCCTTTAGACTCGTAAAGATGGTAGCCGCTAAGGGGAACAGTAAAAGCCCACAGATGCACCTCAATGATTTCCTAGACCTATGTGATGCCTATAGTGGAGACAACAATAAGCTCAGAATCATGTTAGAGACCTGGAACGGCGAGAGCGCTAGGTTCTACTTAGACCTACCCCCTCATATACAGGTTATTACGAAGTGCTACGGCTCATGGCAACCAGAAAAGCGCAGAAGTGAGAACAAGAATGAACCTAGACCCAAGAACCAATCTATTAAGAAAGCCGACATATTACTTTCCCTTAGAAAGCTACTATCTGGTAGAGAACTTAAAATCCCAGAGAATAATGCCGAGTTAACACAGCAGCTATCGATTTACAAGGAAGATGATGGAAACATCCCAACAGACCGTGTATTAAGTTTGGCACTAGCTTGTTGGCTCGCTAATGAGAACGCAACATTCCAGTCTGAGATAAAGTGGGTATCGTGGTAGTACGAGGCCGCCTGTTATTAGCCTGCTCAGTTCGTGTAGCCCACTTACAGTTTTCAAGGCTATACCCTAGCTCGTTATCTATACGCTCCAAGGTCAGTTCTTTAGATGGTCTATGCCCCATATCTTCAAAGAAATTCTGGAACTTTCTCCACCTTAAACATACCTTAATTCCTCTGCCACCATATCTGGGGTACGCAAAATGATTGGTGTTGGTACATCGTTGAATCATATTAGCCCAAGTCTGGTGCTCTGGAGTACCTTTCATATAATCGTTCTCAAAAAGTTCAGTATTTTTATATACCATACCAAGATTCAATTCGGTGGC